CCTTTAGAAACAGCAGACATTTTTTTTCTGGTTTCTGAGGAATAGGTTCTAAGTCCTGCCCGACAAGAATAACACATAGCATTGAGTTTTATAGCCTGACCCAAATTTGACTTGTTACTATATCTCTGTATCTTATTGCATCCCGGGCAGTTTTTATTATAATCCATTGCAATATCCATATTCCTATAAATATCATCCTAACCTAGCAACCACCGGAGGTCTTCCTGATTTTGTTTACCAAATCCCTGACGACCAGTGTTCATCTTCCATGCATTATGTCCCACTTGGGCTTGTTTCACCTTGTAGAACGGTGTTTGGTCCATCTTATCCTTGGTCATTGCCCCAACGGCAATCTTAGTAAGTTCAACTCCTTCTTGACGAAGGCGCAGAGCCGTATCACGTACCCATAAGGCAATACAGAGGGCCATTACTAAGTCGTCATTGAAACCTTCCATTGCGATAGGTTTACCGTTTTTCCAAATGAAAGTTTCCATTTCTGCGAGAGTTCGCTTGGAGCGAATTTCAATGGCCATTTGGCGCATATAGTGCTCCATATTGTCAATGATAAGCGGGCGGGTGTTGATATTCGTGCTGAATCCCGGGACAAGTTTCTTGTCAGCCATAGCCCAGTTATTGTTCAACTGGCGTTGAACCTCTACGTACTTCAAGTCAGCAGAACTATAAAAAGTGTTCGGATACCCACGGTCAATGACTTCTTGGATAGTTCCCCATCCGACGTTTTCACGCTCGACCACGAGCAAACAGCTATTGTATTCTGTTGCCAGCGCCACGAGGAAATCTCCGAAATCCTTGGTGCTTATTTTGCCTTTGTATTCGGCAACTTGGACCGGCTTTTCTCTGCTAATGTCCAGAACATGGCAAGCAGAATAATCCAGTCCATCGCCACGGGCTACGTCGGCAGCAATCACATAGGTATGATTTCTGTCGGGATATTCCCAAATCCACAGATTCCTGTCCATGCCACGGCTTTCGGCGGGATCACAGGCTTTGTTCTTCTTGTAGAACTCAATGATATTGAGGTCAACGACGTTATCACCTGATGACAGGAAGTTACAATCATATTCCTGTGCAGCCTTCTTGGGGTTTCCTTGTTTCTCACCTGAAATCCTACGCCATTCATCATCACGTTCGGGGTGAAGCTGCCACGGAAGAGTAATAGGATGAAACCCATTCTTACCTACCGTTCCATCTCGGTTATCAGTTTCGGCACCTTGCCACATTTTGTGAAACCAATTACCAACACCACGGGGAGTTGAGAGGACAATGCCGTTACCACCCGTGGACAATGTTGGTTGAGCCGAGGTCCACAATTCCTCAGCGTTTTCAATAAGGGCAGCTTCGTCAATAATCAGAAGAGAGAGGGCTTGACCAACACCTGACTTTTTCGTGGTCGAGGCGGCTTTGATGTTTGATCCGTTTACAAATCGCATTGACAGGCGATTATCTTCAACGCATCGGACCTTGAGCCAATTGGGTAACTCCGAATGAGCATCCCGGACCTTGGTTACGACATCCTTGGCATCATCTTGTTTCAATGAAATCAGAAGGACATTCTTATCCTTATGAAAAATCATGAGCCATAGAGAATAGGCAGCAACAAGAGTTGAAATACCCATCTGTCGGGATTTCAAAATGATGTTGAAGTTGTAATCGTGAAACGCTTTTAGCGTTTCTTCTTGGAATTGATAGAGGTCAAAAAGAATCGTGCCCCGCATTGGGTGCTTGATTTTGACATAGTGCTTCATGAAGTACACCGGCGACTCCAAGCACTTTTTGTATTCGTCTCTGATTAGGTCTTGATAGGAGATTTTTCCGTCTGACATAGGATTTCAAGGTTGTGTTTCTTACAGGCATTAACGTACTTTTCTTTTTCTTCGTCACGGATTCTAGTCAACGCTTCAATGCGTCGGCGAGCCTCTTTCAAATCTTTTTTGGCCTCCGTGAGAATTTGGTCGGCGTTAGTCGTCTTCCATCTCTCGGTAAACCCCTCCGAATTGCAGAGCATTTTAACGTCTGTATCACCGGATTCGAAATACTTAATCGTCTCCCGAATCTTGGCTTTCAAATCTTTTGTAGCACCCAATTCATTGGAAGCAAGTTTGTATTGCTCATAGTTATCATAGATGCCCAAAACACGCAACTTGGTCTCATAATCAACGAGACACCCCTCACACAGACCAGTTTTACGAAAGAATAACTGGTCTGCTTTACCTCCCCATCGTATGTCTTGATGACAGAGATTGCATTTTTCTTCCCTTGCTTCACGGATAATATCGGCTTGCTTATTGACTCGTGTTTTGAACCCGTCTTCTTGTTTCCACGTTATACCTTTACTATCTTCCCAAACGTCTCCCACGTTTCTTTTGATTTCGGGCGGTACGTATCCGAATGTTGGGTACGGACGAACTCCATCGAGATAATCTTGAACTACTTCCAGATTTGATTTATTTTTCTTCATAACTACTTTCCTTTCCTATACAAACCCACCCGTGGTGAGATTTTTCTGTTTTGTTACATACTTTGGAAATACTACTTCTATCAAGCCCATACCTATTTGCTAATTCGAATTTGGCACATATTATAGTATCTCCTGTTTTTATATTTTTGAACTGATAGTTCCCGTGAGTATGATAGATATGTCCTTTGTTGGCTATAGAGATTTTTTTCTTCGTTTCTTCTGAACATCTAATACCAAAAGTATTCCCTGCGGTGGGCGAGATATTATACTCTGGTTTGAGAGTATCCATATAATGCTGTTCTAGGATTAAACAGTATTCAGGAAGACATTCCTCCAAAATCTCAAATGCGAAACTATTTTCCCCGTATTTATTCCAAGAGTTTTGGAGATGCGGATTTGGATGATTTTGTCGTTTCAGTTTATAAACGTGTCTCCACCATCTATGTTTCATCCCCCTCTTAAGATCGGCACAACTCCCTACATAACACTTTCCATTGGTAGTATTGGTTATTTTGTAAACACCAGTGTTCATTCTGATTATATGCCTTTCCTTATGTACATAGGTAAATATGGGCTAAAAGCCCGTAAAACCTTATAAATAGGTAGTTTTGGTCCCGGCAGGGTCAACATAAACCCGCCTGCCATAAACATTTGGGCTGGTTCCGCTGTAGCGGACGGCTATAGAACGCCCCTGACCAGCGGTAGTTGAGAGGCTGAGGTAATCGAGGGATGGACTTGTTGAATTGGAGGCGGTTAGCTCCAAATCAGTGACATCGGTATAACAAACGGCACCTTCCCCCGAAAGCGGTGGATGGTGGGTTGGTATGTTGAACCCAAGGAGCCTCTTGGTGGTCGGGCACTGCCCAATCCCGGGCAAGAAGAGATTGTTTAGGATAGTCAGCGAAGGAACGGTTGACGGAATACCTGCGCTCGTTCCCGAAGACCCAATAATGGTGCTTCCGAACAAGCTGGCTCCAGCAGGGTCAAATGTTTGAATTATGTCAGGAATGGTATAGACAAGGTTTGCGTTGCTGTCGAATAATTCCGCTTTGAGTGTAAACGATTCATTCGCAACATTGACGGGGAACGGAAGTTGAACCTCAATTGCGTCTGGAGAGAATCCGTGGTCTCCATAGTTTTTCATGGATATATTCGCAAGAATTACATTACAATTATAGGGAACAATGACTAGGGTTCCATAATAATCGTTGAGTGGTGTGAAGAACAATTTTTGGACATCGGGGAGTATTCTTCGACTTACTTTTTCAGAAACAACAATTGTCCCGATTTTCCAACCATACTTCGGAGAAAAATCCGTTTCTTTCAAAATGGTGGGGGTCGAACTGGTGATATAGAATTCTATTTTAGCAGTAGATAGTGGGTCTTTATCTACAACCACATTGGCCGACAGTATATGAAGAACGTTCTTCGGCAAAAAAATGAAGTTTGAAACATATCCTTTCCCCGTGAACTCGGAAAACTCCAACTGATCAAACGGATAGTAAACCGCATCATTGATTAGGTTAAGAGAAAACGCTTTGGCTATGACGTAACTATTTCCATCGGCTGCCGAATAATCGCTCGTGTTCGTCTTTATATCCATAGCCTCTAAAAGAGGAACATTCACCTGTAACAACTGTAAAGATGCCGACGAAGCAAACCAGTATTGATCCACTTTATTTTGATTATCAAGGACTCCCATCTGAGCATATGCTTTATTCGCCGTTATTTGGTCTAATAGTAACTCGGATGGGCCAACGGTTGAATCTTGAATCAAGACGAAATCGCCCGGATAGATGTTACTCTTGGCATAAAGCTTGTGACGAGCTACAAATCCGGAGAAGGTTTTTGTATTTCTATACAGAATGTCCACGTATGATTTTTTCAGAAGAGAGGAAGACCCTTCTCCATTGGTATAGTACTGATAAGGATTTGACGATGTAAGAAACGTTACACTTCCCGACATATTAGTTACTGGCTCAATGGAAGGAGGAGTAAACAGAGAGTACGGAGGGGCGTTGATCCATATCGTATGGTTATTTACAACATTCGCAATGTTGAAACTTCCCGACGACACGGGATTGGGATTTGTAGTAGAAACTTTGGTAGTATCTACGGCTCCTATTCCTCCACCAAAATACAGAGTTCCATAATTCACTTGTATTTGTGTGTACAGCATGGAGGAAGTAAAAACGTCCGAATTAGCCACAAGCTGCATATAACCCGATGGAACTATTTCTCCTACCACAGGAACGGTAGTAGTTTGAGAAATATGAGATATTTGTAAATAGCTCATACTAAAGTTCCCAGTAAAACTGTTGGCGAGGAAGGCGGGACTTGATGGAAGAACCACGTCACTCACCAATTGAAGTTGAGTGGGGCTAAGAACATCTTTGATGGCTAATGACTGCGTAGAGTTTGTTATGGTTCCAGCGTTTACGGTGTTGAGAAATAACGTGATTGTTTGACCAATCATCTGGGAATTGAAACCAGTAACAGCAGGGGAGTCAGAATTGAATGTAGTACTTACAATATAGTAACTAAAACCGGGTATGTTGGCGTCGTAATAATAGATGAGCAACCCCCGAGATGAGTATCCATTACAATTCCCACTTACGTTTACCATTTGCCCGAGAATTGATCCGGTGGTATTATCAATGACAGGATAAAGAAGCGGGGTTGCCTCCATAGTTGGAGCATTATAGAAACGAACTCGGGATACATTGGGATAGGTAGTGTTGATGGTAATGTTTCCCGACCATCGGACAATTTCTCCTTTTGTCGTAGTTCCTACCAGAATTACTTTTCCCGCTCCACTAATCGTTTCCTTGTAAACGTAGATGGCAACCGTAAAATTAGCAATGTCAACATACTCAGCCTTTCTATCCGGAGCCGTCATATAGAGAGAATTTCCTTCGCTGTCAAGAACCTCTACCTTGATTTCAGACCCATCTTGTAGGAAGTCGGAACCATTGAACGAAATAGAATTCTTACCCGCAGTAAATACGGGTTCAAACTCCACGACACGGAAGTACTTGGACAGGTGAGAAGTATCTTCTATATCCACCTTAATATCAGCCAGCCCTTGGGCTACGCCGGTGGTGGTAAAACTAACGTCGCCCCGTTTTCCAAATGCCGAAAGTAATTGCTTCGATGCCATATGTACTTAATACATATGGATTTTAGTCAATATTCGGTCAACGTTTTTGCTATTGAGTTGTACCTTAAGAATCTACACCCGAGATAGGATTTTATATTTGACATTCTCCGAACATCCTTTTCCCTTAAAATCCCTTTCCTATAATGTTGATATTCATCGTATTCAACTACTATATTTCTGGTGGGATCGTAATAATCAACAAAATACCCGAGACGCTCTATTAAAAACTGTTTTTTTGATTTTTCATAATAGATTCCATCCCATCCAAGTTCCGCCTCCAATTTAGAAAAATACTGGCCTTCGTTTTTGCCTATGTTATTTATTCTTCCGTTGTTATCCCGTTGAAGTTGTATTACTCGTTTACACGCCATCACTCGCATTTTTCGTTTGGATTCGTTGGTGTGATGTTTTCCAAGCAGTCCATGAACTGATGTTCGCTTAAGCTGGGAGATAGACATCCTTCTTTTTGTATTTTCCGATACATATTTTCCAATGTTAGATAATCCAGTTTCGGATACTGCACACTTTCGACATCTTCCGTTTATTCTGTCTGCTCTTAATTTGGAGGGTTTACATGTATAGATTGTGATTTTATGACACTGTGGGCATTCTCTTGTCCATTGACTCCCAGTACTTTCGCATTCGGTTTTTAAGGATGGATTTTCTGTGCCGATGGTAGTACAACTGGTTGTCTCTTCGCTTTGCTTCTTGTCTGTTTTCATTTGTGAAATACTTTCGTTTTCGTCCCATAATTTCGTCTCCTATAAATATATTCCACTTGACAAAAAACACTGAATATTTTGCTCAATCCTCATTTTTATCATCTTTCCAGTAGTCCGCATCCCGCTCCCACGGACTGCTTGCTCGTAATATTTTCTCCAACAACTTTTGTATTTGCTCTTCCAGTTTTTCTATTTCATCGTTATTCATATACAACCTTTGCGAGTCCGTTTTCGTGAGTTATTTCTATGGTTCGATCAACGAAATCTTTGATGTCATAAATATGGCTGATGACCACGACAAAATCATATCTGGTTTTAAGAACCGAAAACAGAGTTGACATCATCACCATATTATCGGGGTCTAACGTCCCCATCCCTTCATCTAAAAAAAGTCCAGAAATCTTTGGGAGATTCGAAATCTCAGTAAGCCCTACCCGTATGGCAATAGAAGCGACAAATCTTTCTGCTCCGGAGGTCAACTCAATCGGCCATTTGCCGTGGTCATAAACAATATAAGGCATGATGTTTTTCCCATCTGTCTCAAATTGAACAGTAAAATCTGCAACTTGAGAAAGAATGGAATTGACCTCCTTCTCAATTTCTATCATAACATTACTTATTACTTGGAAAGGCAATCCGTCACGCCCCACCGCCGTAAGATAGCTCTGATAAGAGGTAAGTTCACTCTCCATTGCCGTAACATCGGCGAGGGTCTTCTTAACCGTCTCAATGGTCGCTCTGAACAATTCACGCTTACCTGAAATATCCATGAGCGATTGATGCTGCCGTTGGAAGGCGACATCAAGCTTCGACAGAGTGGTTCGGAAAGCATTGATTTTCGACTGCACCTTGGCATTGTTTTCCACCGCCACTTCATTGCGGTGATAGATTTCTATTTGCTTATTGACTGCCGTGGAGGCTGCATCCAGCCGTTCGAGTTCGTTGGTCGCAATGATGATGTTCTTACTTGCCGTGGCGCACTTGTCCTTGATAATCCCACGCTCTGTTAGCAACTTAGTGTAGGTCTCATAGGTATGTTCAACCCATTTGTAAGTGTCGAAGTCTTTCCGTAAACTCTCCAAGTCGGTCATCATCTTGTCGGCTTGCTTTTTGTCTTCGACCAATTCTTTCTTGGCTTTGGTCGCATCCTTGACGAAATCATTATCTACGCAGAACTTGCAGTTCGGGTCGTACTTGTGATTCTTAAGACGCTCTACCTTTTCCAGCTTGCCTTTGACTTCCACCTTCTTAAGGTCAATCTTTTGCTTGAGCGCAGTAATCTTGTCGGACAGTTCCTTATAGGTTTTATGGGCTTCCACAAAGTTAGACTTCTCGATTTTGTCAACTTCGGCATTGATTTCGGAGAGTTTCTTCTCTTGGGCAGTAAGGGTCTCCCGAGCGTCCGAAATCACTTTGCGCTTGGCTACGAGAGTTGATTCGGCGGTGGACTTGCGGGTTTCCAATGACGAAAGGTCAGTGGGAACGCTCGTATCCAGCTTGATAAGATTCTGCGTCTCGGTAAGAATCTGTTCATTCACTTTGGAAATCTGCTTCTTCAAGCTTTCGGATTCGGTATTTGCTATCGTAAACAGGCTCTCCGCATGATTCAATGCAGCTTCGTTTTGTTGAATTTCAAGTTGATAGTTCTTATCCCGGTGGGTCTTGAGAATGGCTACCAACTCCTTATTGCGTTCACCCGCAGACTCGTGGAGGCGGTCAAAGACATTGAGACCGATAAACTGAACCAGCAAGTCCTTGCGCTCGCTGTTGCCCATGTCAATGAATGACGTGAGGTTCTTGGCGTTCTGGAATGAGGCGGCGGTGATAACAAAATCCTCATAGGTTCCAATGTAGTCACGAATGATGTCATTGGTGTCTCGGCGCACGGTGCCGTGAAGTTCTTCCTCGACCCCGCCGACTACCTTCCAGAAACGAACGTCCACCTTGACGTTACCCGAGCGAGTCGTGCTGCCCTTGCGTTCAATGAAATAGCGCACCCCCGAAATCTCGAATTCCAACTTGCATCGGAAGGATGACTTCTGAACGTTTAAGACGTGGAGACCTTTGTAGCCACGGTCAAACTTATCGAAGAGACAGAAGATAATAGCCGAGAGGATGCTCGACTTTCCCGACTTGTTGGGACCGAAGATTCCATAGACTCCATTCATCTGCGTGAAGTCAATAACATTGCCCTCTCCATAAGTGAACATATTATCGAACTCGAATCTTATGGGTTTCCATTTCAGATTACGGGAGAAGTCATCACGTTTAATGAGAGCATTCGTAGCCTTATTGATCTTCAGAATCTCTTCAATCTTAACGGGGTCATCAATCTCAAGCTTCTTTGTCAGAAACTCCGTCAGAAGTTTCTCCTGATACTCCACCGTGGTCAAGTCGGCGAGAACAATATCCTTGCACAGTGGGATGATGTCTTTCTTATCTCGCTCTTGGTCCATTCGGACATAGGCAGTTTCTATCACTTGTGCCTTCATCTTGATGTCAGCAAGGACTTTCTTGACTTCCGAAGCAACGCTCTCATAGCACTTCATGCGAAGGCGAACTTTCTTCGGAAGGTGTGTCAAGTCAGTAGTAAGATTGCCTTTCTGGATGTCAACCGTGAAATACCCATAGTCGTTATGCAACTCCGTAAACTTGTAGGTACGGGTCTGTAAATCCCATAGCGAATAGCCGTGCCCATGAAGTCCTTCCCCATGATTCTGTTGAATCATGCTTCCTACATAATGAATACAAGGCTTGAAGTTGTCGGGGTCATAGTCCTGCATATCCTGACGCTTATGAATGTCGCCGAGCAGGGCAATGTCATTGTGGTCAAACAACGGCGGCATGATGGCGGGGTTGCTAATGGAGTACCCCGTTTCCAAAGCGGCTCGGTCCACGGGTCCGTGGAATAGGGCTACGATGTGCTCGTATTGATGACGATAAACATCGGGAATGTCTTTCCCGAGAATGTATCTCTCCGGTGCATCAAACACGCACATGTTATTGAATAGGATATTAGAGAGACCATATAGACCTGTTGCTTTAAGATAAAAAACGTTGGGATGATTAAGTGCGTCAACTATGGGAGTCAGAGAATCTAAACGAGATTTGTTGGAAAGCGTTGCGTCGTGGTTGCCTGCTACAAGCACTAATGGGCGAAGATTAGAAATATTGGTAAATAAATCTGATGCCATCTGTACACACTCAGGGCTGAGGTCTGATTTTGAGTGAAATATATCTCCGAGAAGGGCTACAACCGTGGTCTCCGGTGTCTTCCTGATTTCTTCATAGAGTTTGTTGAAAACCTCTTTATATTCGTCGTGCCGCTTATTTAGCCTGACGTGTAAATCGGCAATATGCAGAATGTGGGTGAACTTAGGAACGCTCGTTTTCAGTATGTTTATCATATTTCTTCAATTCTTCCGAAATTCGTTGGTAGATTTCGCTTCCATGAGGACCGCACTCATAGTCATTCTCCATCATCCAGTCTTGGATTTCTTCGAGTAGGTTTTTTATTTTTGGGGTCATATCTGATTCAAGTTGTACTTTGTCATTTCCATTTCGTCAAACTCACGAGCATTACGGATAAGTTCGTGGGTTCGTTCGAATCCCATCTCAGACGGGTCTTTCCCATCAAGGCGAACAATGTAAACCTCTATTCCATCCCTTCGTAATCGTACGTAGTTTTGCACCGCATCGTCTAAGGCATCATTATCCAAAATCATATTAACCCTCTTGGTATGATTAAGCAACATCATTTCTCGCAATTTTCTCGACAAGTATTTTCCAAACAAAGGAACAGCATTGTTTCTGACTGCAAAGGCATCAAAACACCCCTCTACAATATTTAATGGTTCTTTGTAATTCACAAAGGACTCAAACCCAACAATATCACTCACGGATATTTCTGGTTTCTTGTGAGGTATAGAATTTGGAATGTCATAATACTGCCGTGCAATAAAGAAATTCAGATTCCCGACCGCATCATAGGACGGAACTACAATACACTGTTCATACTGCCCAGACTCACAGTATCCTATGTTATATCGCAGAATATCTTCATGTAACACCCGTCTTCGTTTTAGATATACTATTGCATTTTTGTATTCCACTCTATTGGAAGACTTTGACAGCGGAATGAATTCCGAGGGAAGGGTCAGAGGACTATCTGGGCTTACACCATCTTGTTTCCATTGGGGTCGGATTCCTTTAAGTAAAGATGCAAGGCGGGATATGTAAGTTTCAGGAGCCGCAGAAACTCTCAGTAAGTTATACAAATTTCCGCTGAGATTGCAAGTCCAACAGTGAAATGCTCCGAAGAACTTGTTATGCTCATCGAGGCATACTTCCAGCTTTCGCTTGTGATGGTGGCATTTCGGACAAAAATATACCAACTCATTCCCCGCCTTTCGCTTTCTGGAAACTTGGTTTAGTGCCGTGTCAAGCAGGCAAGTTAGTTCATATTTCTCCAACATGCCAACAGTCTATCATCTTTCTGAGGGAGACACAACTTTTTATATGGCACGTCGGTCAGCGGAAATTTGGGACAAGGATGGACTCAACAGCATCATCTCGTCATATGTAAATCTATTGCCTTTAATACGATTGCAATCTATACAACATACGACGCAATTTTCATTTGAATATCCTTTGTTATTATCCTTTCGATCTAAATAATATGCCCAATTGCATTTTGGAACTTCATGGGGCAACCATTCTATGACTCGATGGCAATAATGGCATTGTTTACATTTGACAAACCCCAAAATATCTTCATACGTAAGCTCGAAAGATTTGTAGGAATGGTGGGAACTTCGTTTCACCAATTTGAATATCCATTCATATGGGCGACCTCGCACCTGCTCACTATGATAACACCCACAACTCTGTGTAAGACCTCCTTTAAGATGTTCACCCCGAACAGATTTTTGATTGCCACAATCGCATTTACATAACCATATTACACGGTCTTCTACATTGGGCAGTCTGTTTATTACCACCAACCTTCCGAATCGTTTGCCAGTAATATCAACAAACCTACTTGATACCTTACATTTAGAACAGGATGTTTGGTTTATTATAGCATCAGTATATCCACGCAAAGATTTATAATGTCTAATCGTTTTGCACTTCGGGCACGGAATTGTTAATTGATTACTAGTCACTAGAAAATTTTATCATTTCACGGGAAAATGTCAACTTATTATATTCTCAACTTCTTCTTCCAAACGTGAAATAGCCATATGCAATGGTATTTCATACCATTCGTTTCGTTGAGATAACGCAAAATGACGCATTGCCTCACGGATTCTCTTTTCGGCGGGAAGACAATCGGAATGGGGAATGTTGAATACCATCTTGTACCCACGCTTAGGGTCGGAGGTCTGGTAAGACCGAAGGCGAGCGTCTAAATCTTCTGTACACCCCACTTTCACAAAGCCGGGAAACGCATCGTTCGTAACTATGTAAAGGTATCCACCTTTCATTCTTGATATAACTGTCTGTATTTGGGGTCGGAATGCATACACTCATCGCAGACGTATTCTTCGTCATCCCGCTGGTATTCTTTCCAGTTACCCTCGGCCACGATGTAATAGCCAGCCGTGACGACAACCCCGTCTTTAGGGGTTATGCTTATCAATCCATCAACGGATTTTCCACATCTGTCGCACGTTATTTGTATGGTTTTCATGAGCACGCAATTATTGCCGAATCATACATATCCTCATTTTTTTTGTCCCATTCATCGTTTCGGTTTTTTTTCTCGAATTTTATAACCTCGGGATGAATTTTAGGGAGTTCTTGACGAACATATTCTTTCCCCGTCATTCCTTTTATTCGACATTTTCCTAGTACGGATTTTCTGGCGGTCATGACGCTCACAAGGTTGACTGGTAATTTCCAGTGTTCCGAAATAATATATTCCAAAATCGCATTAAAGCGTGCCAAAAGAATAATAGTTTGTTGAGAGGTCTTACCTCCCATAAATCCCGACAAAGCCGCCTCAAGATTTATTTTAGACACCGATTTCATATTCTCATTAGTATCCAACACGGAGATGACATATAGGCATTTTTCCTTAT